TTTATTTAAAGTAGATAAAGATATAGAAATTAAATTTACTGATGATTTTAATGTTAAAGAAAGAAAAGAAAAACACGCCGTGTTCTTATTTCAAGGTGGAGTTATTACTATTGATGAAGCAAGAGAATTATGTTCTATGGATGAAAAGTTTGATATAGAAAAAACTTTCCAAAAATTATACGAACAAGAAGAAATGAATGGTAATGTAGAAAATGTTAATAATCCTAAAAATCAACATACAGGTGGTACTGGAACCACAAAGAAAACTAAAAAAGATTGAGGTGAAAAAGCTTGATTAAACACTTATATAAGATAAATGATTTTACTGATATAAATAAAATGAAAGAAGATAAAACTTTCAATGATTCAAAAGTAAAAATTCAAATATCTGATAAGAAAAAAAGAAAACCTATTTTAAACAAGGAATATAATAATCTTGTTTATATGTTGGCTACTACTTCTGATAAAGAAATAAATTCTAGAACATATGCTGACAAATCAACAAAAGAATTAGTTGTTTCTGGAGGTTGGACATCTCCTTATAACAAACCAGTTCTAAAAAATCATGACCAAATAGAAGGTGAACCACAAGGAAGAATACTAGATGCTTGGTATGTAAAACATGATGGCTTATCAATAGAAACTGCTCATGATTCTGTTTTACCAGAAGATGTTTTAAAATTCTTTCAAGACAATGGTTGTTTTGAAGAAGGTACAGGTTCTACTATTTTAAAAGCATTCGTTGATGACGAAACAATGAAAAAAATAGAAGATGGTTTTTACTTAACTGTATCACAAGGTATTTTTGTAGAAGATATGAGATGTAATATTTGTGGAAGTTCAATTTGGGAATGTTCTCATTCTGTAGGTAGAGAATATGAAATGGAAGATAAAACAAAAAAAGTTTGTATTCCTGTAGCTTCTGGTCAATATGAAGCTGGAGAAATTTCTATAGTAAATGTACCAGCTAATGATACTAGCATAATTTATATACCTGATAAAAAAGATAATAAAACGAATGATGCTAAAATTGACAAAACACAAATTACGGATTCTAATACTATCGTACCGAAAATTGACAACAATGAAAATGTGTTAGACAATACTCAAAACGATAATAAAAATAAAGGTGATGAAATGATTAAAGATTTAACAATCACTTTACTTTTAAAGGACATGAAAAACACTTGGAAATTTGAAGACTCTGCTGAAGCGGAAATAAAAGATTTCATCAGTTCTTTAGAAGATGAAAAGATTGAAAAGCTTACAAAAGTATTAGATAGTTTAAAAACTTCTACTAATAACTTAGTAAAAGAAGTTACTGATAGTTTACAAATAGCTGCAACTCAAGTTGAAACTATTAAGGATTCTGAACAAAAACCAGAAGAACCTAAAACTGAACCAGAAACTGAACCTGAAGCTACTAATGTAGAAGATAATAAAGAAAATGCTGGACAAGCAAACGACGGAAAAGAAGAACCAAAAGAAGGTTCTGCGGAAATGGTTGAAAAAAATATTAAAGATGATTTAGAAGCTTTAAAAGAAATGCTAAAAGCAAAAGATGCTCAAGCTAAAGTTGAAAACAAAGATTCTTTATCTGAATTATTTATTAAAAATTTTAATTAAAAACGGAGGTAACCAATAGTGTTATTTACAAATAGAGGACTTAGCGAACCAATGGGTTATAAAGGAACTGCAAAATCAGTTGTATCAAGTGGTTTTGGAACACCATTAGCTGACCCAGACTTAAAAACTGTATTAGAATTAAAAGGAATTATGCCAGAAGGAATGGATTTAGTTTCTTCTCCTTCAATAGCTGTAGCAATAAATGACAAAGGATATTTAGTACCAGCAGATGGAACATTAGCTCCATATGGTGTTATAGGACATTGTTTAAGAAGTACAGCTCATTTAAAAGCACTTTTAACTGGAAATGGAACTGAACAAGCAATTAACAGTGTAAACTCAATGGATGATTTACAAGGAATCACTCCTACTGTTTTCCAATTCGAAGCTTTATTTGAAAGAGGATACGCTTATAAAAAAGATGGAGCTTCAAAGAAATTATTTGAATTTAAACCAGGATGTTCAGTTAGACCTATAACTACTGCTGAAATAACTACTTGTTTAGGTGATGGAACATTACCTTATTTATTCGGAGAAACTGCTGCTAACGGAGATAAAACTAAAGCTTGGTATGCTGGAATGCCTGTAGTTTTTGATGATGCTACTGATAAAATAACTCAAAGAGTTGGAAGAGCAACTTCAATAATTCCTGGAGAACAATATAATAACTTATATTACACAAATCAATCTTGTTTTGATTTTAACTTACAAGGTAAAGATACTGCTGGAACATCTAGAAATGTATGGTTATCTATAGGTGAAAAATTTAACGACGCAAATTATATAAAAACAATAGTAGAATTCTACGTTGCAATGTAATAAATTGGAGGATAAATGAATAGAATTTTCGATTATAATGATTTACAAATAAAAGACGCTGTAAAAGGATTTATGGAACTAAACAAAGAAAGAAAAGTTCTTAATACAGACGCTTTTAAAGAAGACCCAGAAAAAGGTGTAGAGTTTATTAAACAAATTGAAGACTTAGCTGATGCAATATACCATGATGGTTTTGATGCTAACACTCAAACAAAAATGACTCTAGCTGACCTTTCTGAAAAAATAGAAACATTAGCAAAAGATTTTAACGAAACTACTGGAAGAAATATAGTAAAAGACTTCTCGGCTAGTTCATTAGGATTCTTCGCTCAACAAGTAATAAATAGATTAGTTACAAGAATAGAAACTCAAGAATTAGAAGCTTGGCAATTTATCTCTAGAGATTTAGTTCTAGAAGATGCTACAGTATTCTATACAATAGTAATAGGAGAAAACGGTTCACCAGCAACAACTAGAGTAGCTGAAGGTGGAGAATTCAAGACTTTAAACCTAGAATCTACAGAAGATTATATTAAAACTTCTAAAGGAAAAATCGGGGTTTTCGTTACTCTTACTGAAGAAGCAATCAAAAGAAATGGTGCTGCTTTATTAACTGCTCTTTGTAGTGCTGCAATAAATGATATTAAAAGATATAAATCTTTAGAAGCTGTTAGATTAATAGAAGCTAACGGAAGAACTGTATTAGATGGATTAGACCCAACTAAAATGCCTTCTGGAGTTTCATTTGCTAACCCAGCTACAAAAAATGGTACTTTATTATTAGGAGACTTAGAAAGTTTCTTCTTCGAAACTCAACATTCTGGATATGACGTAGATACTATATTTATACATCCATTAGCTTGGAAAGTATTCTTCGCTGAACCTAATATTAAAAAATACTTAAAAGAAACTGCAAATATTTGGTTTATGATTCCTAAGAAAATGCCTACAATTGCTCAAAACCAATTAACAAAATGGTCAAAAGTTCATGGACCAATCTTAGAAAAAGAAGAACATTTAGCTGTTCCTCAATTAATAACAAATAAAACTCTTAACGTAATAGTTACTCCTTTAGTAAGTTTCTTCAAAAAAGGTACTGCTATTACTACTCCTGGAACAAGATTTACTATTAAACCTACAATTCAACACGCTTCTGCACCTAATGATGTTACAGACATTATATTATGTGACAGTTCAAGATGTTTAACTCACGTTCATGATGGTAGAGGAATTATATCTGATAAAATAGAAGATAAATTTGTAGACGTTACAAAGATTAAATTCAAAAACTACTACAACTTCGTATTAGATAAAGACCATGGAGTATTCGCTTTCAGAAATATCAACGTTACTGATGACGTATTTGACCCTAAATCTGAAAATAGAGTTATATCTATAGAACATGGTAAAAAATTATTTTAATTAACTTAATAATATAGGGCGGGTATATATTTGCCCGCCTTTTATTAAAATAGATTGGAGGAACAATGAAAGTTATAAGACTTAAAAATGTTCATTATGTTTCTAAAGAAGGAATAACTCTTACATTAGAAAAACCTTCTATTGAAGCTACTGAAGAAAATGTAAAAAAATTAGAATATTTCATAAAAGAAAAATACTTAGAAATAGTTGATTTAGATAAAGAAATTCTTGATACTGCTTCTCAAAAAAAAGCTTCTAAAGCAGAAATTCCCACAGTTGAAACTAAATCTGAAGAATCTGTTGTGGAAGAAAATAAAGAACCTGAAGTAGTTGAAGAAGTTACAGAAGAAGCTACTGAAGAAAAACCTGAAAAAAAATCTAAGAAATCTAAAAAGTAAGAGGTAATGAGTTATGTCTAAAGTTATTTGGAAAAGGGATAAGGTTATGTATAAATTAGACGAAAATGAAAATCCTTTCGTAAATAACTTTTTTACCTTTTATAAAAACAATGAAGAACTAAAAGAAAGATTTATAATAAGAGTTATAGATGAAACTCAAATAGAAATATATGGAAATTTCTTTGATGGTATTAAATTAAAAGCTAATTCTATTAACTATCTTTTTAATCCTGACGACGAAAAAAATGCGCCGGCGGAGAAAAAAGAAGATGAACCTAAAGAAATAGAACTTGATATTGATGATTATACTCTTGATAATCAATTTACTATTTCTAGTTCAGAAGAACAAATAATGGTACAGAATTTAGCTAATACTCTTAGAGTTAAGTTTGACCCAGATGGTTTAAGATTTATAGATGAGAGTTCTATGCCTATAAAAGTAGAACAATATACTAATGAAATTTATCCTGATTTTCCATATAAAAAATATAAATTAAATGTAAAAGATAAAACTTATATAAATAGAGAAACAAATGTAATATACGTAATTTCTATATTAGATAAAAAAATAATAATAAAAGAAGAACCTAGATATTATTGGAGTAATGTAAAAGACTTAAGAGAATTTTTAAAAGACACTGATTTAAAGTTTAACGAAAAAACAGATGAAAGATTTAAAAGAATGATACAAGAGAAATCAGTATATTTAAAAAGAAGATTTGGTTTAGATAGAACTCAAATAGAAGATATAGAATATTTTCCTTTATATAAAAGACTAGTTAATTTATATTGTATGTCTGAATTTTTAGCTTTAAAATTTATCAATGGAGTAAACGCAGATGTTGGTTTAGGAGCTTCTCCTAGTACAAGCAATCTTAAATTAGGTAACTTTGCAACAGGAGTTGGCGGAGGAGCTAATGGAACTGTTTCAAGTAGTGATTTAATTAAGAACCTAATTTATGAAGCTGAAAAGGAATTATATGAAGCTTTATATAAAGAACCAGGTATTGCTCATAAATTAAAAAGATGTGAGGTGGGTTGTGCAAAATCAGTATTCTTTAAAGTTCAAAGAAGCTTCGAGGACTGGAAGTAAATGTCTTTGGTTAAAAGCTATAGAAAATTGCGATTGTTACGATGAAGATAGACTTGTTGATTCTGAGCCAGACCCTAAATGTCCTAAATGTTATGGGTTTGGTAAAATTAGACAAGCTATATTGACAGATAAAATAAGAAATGAACTTAACAATAGTTATGTTACTCAGTTTGAAAAAACAAAATTTGCTACATCAATAAATGAAGATAGAAAATTTTATGTTGATGAACTTTATCAAGATATGAACACTGAAGATTTAATTTGTCTTTTAAAAGAAGATGAAAAAACTATAGTTTCTGTCTATAAAATAGTTAACAGAGAAGAATTTAGAGACCATGATTTTATTTTTTACGAAATCATAGGAAGAAAAGTAAACTTCATTAAAGGATTTAAAATAGAAGATTTTGATAAACTTATAGAAATACAAGAAGGTTAATATGAAGATAAGTCAAAAAAGAATAGAAGCTTTACAAGAATTGGTTGATAAATATAAAGATAGATTTATCTTCGATAGACCAAATATATTATTAGATGCAATGGATGAACTACAGAAACTAGTTGAGTTTGCATTTATAATAAATAAAGAAATTTCTCCTGTAATTGTTTTAGGAGAAGATAAACATGAAAAAGATACAACTAAATCTTTACCTGTTGAAGATGGATTAATTTATATAAATTTAAATAAACGTTGTTATCATACTAATACAGATAGAGACCCTACTGTATTATTTAACAATGAAGGGGTATTATTAGCTGGTAAACCTACTTTTAGTAATTCAACTAGAATAGAAAAAAGAAAGGATTTACCTGAAGAAGTTCCTATAAGAAAAGAATTATTTTATTCAGATAATGAATTTATTTTTACAGTTAAAACAAATACTCTAAAACAGCAATTAAAAATAATAAACATATTAGAAAAATCACTTAATGTTTATTCACATAGAATTACAAAACCTTTTGTAGTAGTATGTGGAATATCTCATATAGAAACAGAACCTTTAAATGATAAAGATGAATTAAGAACTGTTAAGATTTATTTTCATATGAGATTAAAAGAAGAAAGTGAATATAATAACTATTATTTAATAGAAGCATTTAAAATTGCTTTTGATGTAGAACCAACTGAGTTTGAAATATATAATATGACAAACTCAGAAACAATAAATAAAAATATAGAATCAACAAAAGATTCTTATGTTTTAGGCAAATCATTTAAAAAAATTGAAAATAAAAATAACGATTATGAATCGTTTGAAATACCAAATTGGAGGTAATAACCTAAATGGCAATAGATAAAAACAAAATGCTACCTGGATTTTATGTTAATATTAACGATACTAACGAAACTACTCCACCTGTTGTTAGATTAAAAGATGTATATACAATTTATTGTATTTTACCAGAAATAATGAAATCAACAGATGAATTTGGAGATATAGAAGAAACTTACATAGAACCAAACAATCCTATAATAATCTCTTCTGCTGAAGATGCTATAGAAACACTTGAAACAACTAACCTTGTTATGACAAGAGAAGTTAGAAATATAATCAGATTAATACCTAGTGGTTCAAATATAGCTTTAGTAAGAATAGTAAAAAGAAATGGAGATACTCCTGATTTAAACTCTTTAGCAGATATGTATGAAGCTTTAGACTACGCTTTTGAAGCTACTGAAAACTTAGCTTCTAGAGAAATAATAGTTGCTGGTTTAAGTTTAGATGACATGTTAGCTTTAGACCCAAATAAAGTACAAGTAAAAGAATTAAAAGACCAATTTAAAGATTTCCAAGAATTAGTTAAATCAGTAAGTGCTTACAATTCAACTCTTGGAATAACTGTTGATAAAAAATTCGATTTATCAATAAAAGGAACTAAATCTACAGTTTCTACTGGAGAGGCTACAGATGGTGTTCATGATACATTCGAAGTTTTAATCAATGATGAAACTGCAAAATTAATTACAGAAGATGGAGTAAAAGATTTTAAATTTGGAGCAGATGTAACTTATTCTGGAGTTGCTGGTTCTAAAACATTAGCTGTAACAAATCAAACTGGAGATTTATCTACTTATGTTTCAATATCTGTAGATAATAACGAATTAAAAATAGATGTTTTAAAAGAACTTATGGTTAAAGTTGATAACGATACAGTTGTTAGAATTAAAGAAGGTTCTTTTAAAGTAAAACCTGAACATAAAACAAAAACAGAAGTATTAGAAAAATTAGATATAGTTAAATTAGCAGATAGTGCTTCTCTATTAAGAAGAACATTATTACATAACTTAAAAATAACTTCTACACAAAATTCTTGTTATACTTTCTTAAGTCCTGAACCTCCTAAGAGTGCTTCTATAAAAGACATACAAGCTTACGTAGATAAATGTGCTGCTATGTATGAAATCATAAGAGAACATTCTACAATGGTAGATTCAAGAGGACAAAAAAATGATTTAGGAAAATTCCTAAGTGTAGTTGTTGGAGTTAATATGTATGATGGACTTGGTGGATTAAGAGGGTTACCTCAAGCTAAAGTTGCTACTATAGCTCAAAAGAAAGTAGTTACTAAGAAATCTACAACTGCATTCTCTGTAGGAGATAGAGTAGAAGTTTATACTTATAACAAAATGGATACTTTAGTTTTCTCTGCAAAAGTAGAAAAAATAGTAGTTACTGGTACAAACGCTGTTGAAATCACTTTAGATAAAGAAGTTCCTACTGAAATTTCTTCTGGATTAAATCCTAAATACATAATGAATGTAAACAACAAAGACTTTAAAGGAACTTATTTAGCAAGACAATATTCTAATATCTGTAAAGAAGTTGGAGTAAAGAGAAGTCCAGCTGGAGTTAATTTTAAAGGTGAATGCCAAGTTAAATTCTCTGAAAAACAATTACAATTACTTGATTCTAAGAAATTCTGTGTTGTTCAACAAGAACATGGACAATCTGTAGGTTCTGTATCTAGAAGCCAATTAATGACTTCTCCTGATAATCAATTCCAAAAAATTGAAACATTAATTGCTGTTTATGCATTAATAGAAAATTCAAAAGCTATTTTACTTCCTTATAAAGGAGAAAGAATAGATGATGGAACTGATTTAGCTATAATTAAAACAAATGTAGAAGAAGGAGCTTTCAAACCAGCTGTTAATGAATACATTTTACCTAATTATGAATTAAGCTTAAACTTAGCTTCTGTTAAAAATCCTAATGGTGTTGCAGAAAGAGCTTTATTCATGAACTTCGTAGCTACAGAAATACAAACTTTACAATTAATAAGAATGTCAGCTAGAATATTATAAACAAAATAAAATTAAATAGTGAGGGATTAATTTCCCTCACTTAAATATAAAGAGGTACAAATGGCAAGAAAACAAAAAGAATTTATTTCAGCTACTATCAGTGGTGCTGAATTAGAATGTAAATTTGCTTTTCCTAAAATATTTTTTACTAAAAATCTAGCTGATAGATATATAAAAGAATATTTTGATATAGGTTTCTTAGAAAATATAGGATGGCAAGTATCTAATAGTGCTTCTCCAAAATATACACTTACTTCAAGAGGACCTGTTGACATTTACCCTGGTATGGAAATAGCAGAAGGTCAAATGACTTTTAAAGTATTTCATGAAAATTCATTTAGTAAATTAAAAGCTGTTATTATGGAAGGTATTAATGGTGGAGCAGATAAAATAAAATTCCCTACTTTATACGAAACACCATTTTTAAGTTATGAAGATAACTTTACTCAATGGGAATTTCATAGTGATAACTCTAAAGTAGATTGGGGTCAATTACCTCCTTTCGAAATAATTTTAATATCTAAAAGTAAAAACCAAGCTGGTGTAATAGAAGTTAGAAAGAAAACTATAAAAGGTGTTTATATAACTTCTGAAGCTTCAGGTATAGCAATCAACTCAACTGAATTTAGTAATGCTGTTAGTTTTATGGCTATTGGTGAAATAACTGATTGGGAAAAATATGAAGGTAAGGTGACACCATAATGGCTCATAATGATTATGTAATGGGTAGCGGAAACGTACTTTGTAAAGGTTCTGGATTAAGAGTTTTTATGGAAGTTCCACTTACTAAAACAGATTCTAACGGTTTAAAAGTTGTTAAATATTTTACTTATGATATAGGTAACTTACAACAAATAATAGCAGAAACAAACAGAGCGGCTAGATGGACTCATGCTGTTGGAAGAAAAAATCCAGTAGCTGTTACTCAAGCTTTAAGAAATACATATGGTACTATTGTTTTTTCACAAATAGACAATGGTTTCTTAAGAGCTTTAACAAAAGATGTTAGAAAATATAATACACAAACTAAGATGTTTACTCAAGTAAACTTGAATGGTTGGGGATTCGAAGAGTATACAATACTTGAAGAAGACCAAAGATTATTATCTGGACCAACAGAAAACTTAGTTACTGAATTATATGAAGATGAAATTATAGATTTAACAGATTTACCTCCTGTAAATATTGTAGTATATGGTACAGCAGATGATATAGATGATTCTATAGGAAGATATGAAAAAGGAAAGATTTATATGTTTAGATGTAATTTAGTTACATTCTTAAGTGAAACTTTTGGAGTATCAGCTGGAACACCTATGCATGACGTTGCTACTAAAGTACAAATATTAGGTTCAATAGAACCTTGGAGAGAAGTAGAAAATCAAAAACTTAATGAGCAGTAGGATGGTGATAAATAATGGCTAATCCACAAGACATGTTTCACAACTTTAAGAATAAATCTAAAGAGTTTGATACTTTCAATGGAACTGAAGTAAAATTATTTATTAAAGTTCCTACTAGATATGATGTTTATAACAGAGTGGATAAATTTGAACTTGTTGAACTTGGAACTGCTAGTGCATACTCTTGGAAACAAACATATGCTTCTGAACCAGTAATTGCTATTGGTTATAAATATGCAAGAGGTGTAGCAAGAGGTTCTAAATTAATAAGTGGTTCTATTGTATTTGAAGTTCTTAATAAAGGATTTGTAGGAGAAATCAGACAAATTTTAAAAGATGCTGGAGTACAATATGCAGAACTTGGTTTTAATCAAGCTGCTAACGGTTCTTATATTCCTAAATATGATTTTGGAGAAATCAACTCTGTTAATGATTTACCTAATATGGATATAGTAGTATTAGGAGTAAAAGAAACAAATAAAAATAAAAAAATACAACACGTAATTTCTGGAATGAGATTTGCTTCTGGTAGTTCAGGAGTTGGAGTTGACCAATTATCAGTTAGAGAACAATATAGTTGGTTAGCTAAAGATATGGAAGATTATAAACCTGTTGATGGAACAGATGAAACACCTGAAGGTCAAACAGAATATTATTCTTGGGGGGTATAAAATATGGCACAACAATCAATAGATTTTAAACAACCTATATATAATTACGCTGTTGGAACTGGAAAAGACTGTAAACTATTTTTAAATATAGTTACAGAAGAAAATGGAGCTAAAAAGTTTTATCAATTACCTTTAACTACTATAGTTAGTTTACAAGTATTTACTTCTAATGAAAAAGAACCTAGATGGGCTTTTGGAAGTGCAGACCCTAGAGGGCTTACTGAAGGATTTAAATCAATTAGAGGTCATTTAACTAGTGTTGTTTTAAATGAATCTATAGGTGCTAGAATTAGAAGAATGATGAAACACTATAAACCAGTTGATGGTTCTAAATTAAAACTTGATACAAATGGTATTATAGATTTAAAAGAACTTGATTCTTTTCAACACATGGACCAATTACCGCCTTGCGAAATTAAAATGTATTTTACTAATCCAGTAAACAAGAAAGTATTTTCTGTTTCAATACTAGGAGTTAAATTTACATCTAGCGGATATTCAATAGGTGGTTCAGCTACTATGGGAGAACAATTTAGTTTTGAAGCAGTTTCTAGAACAGAAGTTAAAGAAGAAACAGTTTCTAACCAAAGTCAATTAGTTCCTGGACAAGTAATATAGGATTAAGGGTTCTCTTATTGAGAATCCTTTTTAATTTGGAGGTAAAATGGATTTTATTATTACAAAAAATAGTCTTGCAGACTTAAACGTATTTTTCTATAAACCTGGAATGACTAATATACATAGACCTATGATTTCTATGTTAAAAATAGATAGTTCAAAACAAGTAGAACCTTTTTTTCATATAGGTTTTAAACAAAATATGGGTTACAGTTCAAGTAATCAAATTACTTCAGGAGTAATGGTATTTGAAGTATTAGAAGGATATCCTTTACAAAGTTTATTATTTACTAATAACGACACTAAAAATAAACCTTATATACAAAGTGTAGAAGAACTTGAAGCTATGGATTTATATGTAATACAAAAAGAAAACAAAGACCCTTATGGTGATTTTATACTAAGAAATGTAAAATTTGTTAATACACAGTATAATCAAAGTGTTAATGAATTTGCCAGAAGAATAGTTGCTACTTTTATTTGTGAAGGCAAAGTATCATTTAGAATACCATTCTTTTTTAATCATTTTAAAAGTGATATATATTCTTCTCATATAATAAGAAGTAAAGAAGAAATAGATAATATAAAAAAAGATGTTTCTAATACTTGGGATAAATTACCAGAAGAAAGAAAAGATGAATGTATAGAAGCTCTTGGTTTACCTGTTATAGATAAAAAAGATATGTTTGAAATACTTAGAGTAATAGATGATTGTTGGAAAGAAATTTACTTAGATAAAATAACAGGAGTAAAACTTCAAAAACAAAGTGCTCTTTATAGAATGAGAGAATTTATTAGAGTCTATTATGTTTATGCTAATCAATTAAATTATCATATAGCAAAAGCTAGAGGAGATTTAGAATTTTTAAAATTCATTGATTTAGAAAAACATAGTGATTTAATAGAAAATGGTATTAAAGAAGAATTATTAAACAGAGGTGTTAATATTGGAAAACAAAAATAACTGGAGCTTTAGTCAATTAAGCTTAAAAAGATTAGAAAACGTACATCCTAATTTAGTTAATTTCATAAGAGAATTATTAGCTATAAGTCCTTATGATATTTCTATAGTAGAAGGAGTTAGAAGTTTAGAAACTCAACAAATGTATTTTTCATATGGTAGAACTAGATTTACAGATAGATGGGGTAGAAAAGTTGGAGTGGTAACAAAGTGTGATGGAATTATAAATAAATCACAACACCAAATACACGAAGATGGATATTCTCATGCAATAGATTTTGCATTTACTGGTAAACAAAAAAATACTCTTGATTGGGATGCTAACAAATATCTTGAAATAAGAAAAATAGCTGAACCATTAATGGAAAAGTATAATATTGAATGGGGCGGAGATTGGGTAAGATTCAAAGATATGCCACATTGGCAATTAAAACATTAATGTTGGAGGTGAATTATGGAGATAGATAAACAATTCACCGATGAGTTTATTCAAGCATTTACTGAAAATGGTTTTTATGCAGCTCCAAATAGAACAAAAATACATGTTAAATTAGATGGTAAAGATAGTTTAATAGGTAATGCTGTAGTAGCTAGTTTAGAACAAACTAATGAAAAAATTCCTATTTATAGTTATAATAGTCCGACATATAGTAAATATCTTAATGGACGTCAAATAGTTACTGGTAAAATAGGATTAAGAAAAATAACTGTAGCTCAATTCATTAGAATGTTAATCAAAGATAAAAACATTCAATCTAGTACTACAAAGATAATAGAATTACAAGAAGAAATAAAAAAATTAGAAAAATTAATTCTTTACCATACTAAACAATATCCTGATTCTAAATATAAAAAACCAGATGGTTTATATGCTATTATGGAAGCTAAGAAAACAGAAATAAAAATGTTAAATAATCTAATAAAAAATAATAACAAAGCTAGTAATCTATTATATGAAATGGAAGGATTGAAAGATGGTAAAACAGATGCTCTTTTTAAAAACGATGATTTGTTATATTATCTAGATAAAACATCTGGAGATAATAGGCTTAAAATAGTTATTAATTTTGAAAATGGTACTGGAGATACAGTTTGTCCTTACATAGCTCTTAAAGATGTTTTGTTTATTAGAAAACAAACTGAAATAAATGTTGGACGTGGAGATATAATAGAGTTCTATGATTTTATAGGGAACCCTAGTTTTGAAAGGAGTTAAAATGGAAAAGAAAATAATTGATAAAGAAACGCAGAAAAAAATAGAAGATAAATTAAGTTCTTCTAATGTAAAAATAGTGGATAATAAGATTAAACTTACTGACTAATATGGAGGTACTAAGATGTTAAATAACGAAGATAAAAACAAAATTTTTAATGACCTAAAAAAGGAATTGTCTGAAACTACTGTTCAAGAATCTAACACAAATGCGCCGGCGGAGAAAATTGATTCTGAGCCAAAACCAAGTTTCAAAAAAAAGAAGAAAAAAAATAAAAACAAATTTAACAAACAACCTAATTTTGACTTTAGAACAGAAGAAGAAAAAATTAAAGATGAAGCTATTGAAAAACTTTATAATTCTACTGAATTTTTAGATTTTAAAGAATCTATTTTATCAGACCCGAATAAGAGAATGTTTTTAATAGAACAACTTCCAGCACTTAGAAGTAATGGCTATACAAAAATAACTAACGATGAATTTTTAGAATTAAAAATGAATAATCCTCAATTAAAAGCTTTTGTTGTAGACCCTAACTATGATGAAATAAGTCTTGGAAAATCTGGTGTATGTTATTTTATTAGACCACTTTATAAAGAAGAATATCAAGAATTTTTACAAAAAGTTGGAGATTATACAAGTAATTTAAAAGAATTTCAATTATTCTGTTTAATGAATTGCGTAATGCACCCTAAATTAGAAGAAGATGAAATTATAAAAATGCCAGCTGGTAGAAGTTTAAGTATGTATCATATCATAAAAGAAATGAGTGACTTAAATAAAAAATTCCAAATATTGGAGGTTTAGTATGAAAATAACTATACCTAATAGTTATATAGATAGAGAATTTGAAATAAAAGAATTAAAAGTTCTAGAAAAAATAAACAAACCAGAATTCTATCTTGAAAATAAAAAAATATTCTTAGAAAAATATACAGACTTAAATGCTGATGAAATAGAATTAATAATAAATGACGAAGAATATGTAAAACAACTTATATTATATTTTATTAAATATAATGATATAGATGGACAAGCTTTGTTTGTTAGAACAATAAATGAATTCTATGAATCTTTAAATAGTTTTGCTGGTGTCATAATTTTTGAATTATTAAATAGAAACTATAAGTTAGATGAATTAATAAATAAAACAAAAAAAGAAATTTTTACTTTATATTTATTTGAATCTAAATTAAATAGAATTGAATTTCCAAAAGAAGAAAATTTCGATAACTTTAAAAAGTTTTTAATTGAAAATTATAACGAAGAAAATGCAACAGCTTTTTTAAATTTAATTAATCCTAAAGTCGAAGGAAATGATTGGAACTTTAACAAAGAAGAATATTTTGAAAAGGAAATAGAATCACTTAAAAACCTATGAAATTAACAGAATTAAAATACGAAAAGTTGTTTAACAACAGCTATATTCTACTAGAAGACTTTGAATATCAAGTGGGTAAAATGCTTATAAGAGTACCAAAAGGTTTTGTTACAGATTTTGCTAGTATACCTTTTTTCTTATGGGCTATTTTACCTCCAAGAGGAAAATATGATGAAGCTGCTGTTGTACATGATTTCTTGTATAGTTCTAAAAACTGTACTGGAATAAATAGAAAATTAGCAGATAAAATATTTAAACACATAATGAAAGAATGCGGAGTTAATGCTTTCTATAGAAATACTCTTTATATAGGAGTTAGAAAATTTGGCTCTGTATTTTTTATAAATGAAAAAGATAATGGTTTAACATCTTTTGAAGATGAAGTTTGTATTAACCATACAGATGAAGCTAAGAAATATTATAGTTTTTATAAAGAATTATTAGGAATATAAAAAAGGAAGGAATAAATGGCTAGAGACGAAAATACTAATGAATATAGTGCTATACCTGTAAAAAGCGAAAGTTTATTGTGGAAAACAGCTAAACTTGGCGCTTTTTTTGGATTAACAGGTATGGCATTAAAGAAGACTAAAATAAATAAAGATTATTCAGATATGATTAGTTTCGGATTAGTAGCGGCTGGTACATTATTAAATACTGATGAAAATGAAAGTTATTCTAATGATTTAACAGCTTTAGGTTCAGTTCTAGCTATTTATTCTGGACACAAAGCTTTTAAACAAGCTCTTGATGACCCTGATTTTTATAAAAAAGCTTATAGTTATGCAGAAAAAGCTGATAATTTCACAAAAGACTTTAATGTTTTTACTAGTGAAGTTTATAGAAGAACTACAGATAGTTTAAAAACTGGAATAGGACAAGCAATAGGAAATGCTTTTCAAGACAGTTCTGAAAAAGGAATAGTAAGTTCTATTTTAACTGGAGCAAAAGATATTGGTAAAGTAATGTTTGATACTTTCAGTAGTGGAATAAAACAATTATTTGAACAAAAAACAAACATAATAAGAAACGTAGTTGATAATTCTGAATATAAAAGAGTAACTGATTATAACGCAGACAATCCTGAATTTGTTGAAGTTGTAAAACATATAGTTACAAATAATACAACTGATTCTTTAGATGTAGATGTTGTTAATAACGATAGTGTTATGAAAACTATGTATAAAAAGTTTCTTAGCGTTCCTATGTTTTCTAGTTTAAAAAATCTTATAGGCGGAGAAACAGTTGACGAAATAAACGAAGAGTTAGTAAAGAAAGAAGCTGAAAGATATTATAAAAGAAGTTTACGTTATCAAAAGATAAGTGAACAAAGTTTCTTTAAAGATATACTTGGAGAGTTTACAGATTTCTATGATGGTGAAAAGAAAATAAACTTAGGTAAAATTATAAGAGAAGGTTCTAACTATGCTAATGCACTTAACATACAAGTAAACGATTATTTAGAAGAAAACAAAGGTAGAGACCAAAAAGAATTAACTGGTCAAGATTTTATTAACTGGCTTGAATCTAAATATAAAACAATGGATGATTCTGATGATAAAAAACAATTAAGTGATATGATAAAAAGTTTTTATAATCAAGATAACAAAGTTAAATTTTCTGAATTAAAAAATTATGTAGGTAAACAAATAAGTTTATCAGCTGGTACTGAAATAGCAGAAGAAGATAGACTTAGAGATGCTAATGTAATAAACTACATACTTCACGGGAATCAAGGTTCAAGTAAAATATTTAACACAGCCATTACAAAACAAATTGGTTCTGATGGAAAAGAAAGAGAAGTAATAGAAATAACTGGTATTAACAACTTCAGTATATTAAAAGATTTTACCTTTACTGATGTTGTTGAATATGGGAAAAACAAAGAAGTTATAGATAAAACTATGGGTAGTGGGACGTTATTTGCCTACAGAACAATGGGTGTTTTAGAAAACTCTATTAATGCTTTTTATCACAATGGATTAATAAGTAAAGTACCTACTATTCAAAGATGGAATCCAACTTCATTATTAGATAGTGCTAACAGAAGAAAAGAATTAATAGCAAATGATATAAATAGAATGAATGCTGTTAAACAAGCTGGTAGTGAATATGCTGATATTATAATAGATGGTATTAATTTTACTTCTGTTAAAACAGAAAGATATAAAGATATTGACGACATTCCAGATAAAGTTAAAATGATTGTTGGAAACCAAATAAAAAATACTTATAAAGAACAATTTAAAGATTATACTCCTATGGAAACATTTTATGCTTTCGATAAAGGTGTATCTAATATGAAAAACCAAGAAAAAAAAGCAAAGTTTTTAGCTCAAAGAGATACTTGGTTTGATTATGCTTCTGTTGCTTATTTAAGAAGTATGAACAACAAAAACAGTAGTTTTACTCAAGAAGAATGGGAACAAATGTCTAAAATAACAAATACAGCAGAGCTTTATGAATTATTAGAAAGTAATGACAACATAGCTAAAAAAGCTAGAAGAGTGTATAAAGAAGCAGATGAAACTCAATACATAACTAGAAGTATGAAACAAAATGATTACAAACATATCTTTAGAAAGAAAATAGTTGAAGCAGCTACTGAAGAAATAAGCTATGCTTATAGAAACCAAAGACCTAAAAAGTTAGATGATATTTATGAAGATGACGAAAATACTCAAAAAGCTAAAAAAACTGTAAAAGATAGAATTAAAGAATATTCAAATAGTGAATATAATTTCACTCCTTTTAGATATGACGGTGTTCACTGGACAGTAAATGACCCAGGTGACGATTACTTTATGGAAGATAAGACAATAGTTCATAGCGCTATGAATAAAATACCTAAGTTAAAAAATCTAACTAGGCAAGTAATGAGTAGAGAAATTGACCCTAATGAAGTCAAAAAAGCTAATAAAATAATATTAGAAAAAACATCTAAAATGCTAAACCAAGCTATTGACTTAATGGAAGAAGGAGGACAATACTCTCCAGAGTCAAGACATGTGTTAGAAGAAGTATTAAAGAACGACTCAAAAGGTTTCTTAGATGATTTAATTATTAACGAATTAAAAAAATTCGAAGCAATGGTTGGTAAAGGTTCTTACACCCAAGAAGACTTTGATAGTTTACAAAGTTCATTAGAAGAAATAAAAAATCAAATAGATGCTACAATTAAAGGTTTTGATACTGAAGGTAAAACAGATGAAGGATTTTTAAAATATTTAAGAACATTTCAAGTAAAATATAGAAGTGGTAATCCAAGTCCAGCAGGAAATAATATAAAAATAAGTAAAATAAATGAAGGATTTTTTGCAAAAACTACAGAACAATATCAAGCTTATGTCGCTTCTAAACATATATTAAAAGAAACAAAAAGTGAAGATTATGTTGATTTAAGTTTAGAAAATATAAATAAAAAATTGTCAGAATTAGGTTTTCTATTTGGACCAGAAAGAAATACTCCTATTAAAAACGGAGCTAAGTTAATTAGTGGTAATATAAGAGAATACATGGAAAATGCTATTATAAATAGCACTAGAAACGACGAAGGTTTATCTCTTATGGAAAACATAACTAAAAACTTAGCTAGAATGGTTTCAGGCGGAGCTAAAACACAAGAAGAAGCTGATGAAATGGTTTCTGAAATTAATAAATTCAAACCTTTATTTTTCGATGTGTTAGATGCTGTAAAACAAGCTAACGAAGATACTTTCAACCAAGGTAATGGTAACGAATTAAAAGGATTCGTAAGAAATGAAGTTTTAAGAATGACAATGCCTGAAAAGAATCCTCTTAGAATAGCAGATGATAGTTTCCAATTAAACTTAGGAAATAGATTGTATGGTGCAATAAACAGAAGTTCTAATGCTGAAATATTATTTGAAAACGATGAAGAATCTTATAAAAAAGTAATTAAAGGTTATGAATTATTTTCAAACTTAGATGAAATGATGTCGAGTAGTTTTAGTAAAAAAAGTAAAGAAATTAGAGCTATTAATAAAAGAATAATCAACACTGATGGAGCTGAAGCAAAAACTGTATCTACTTTTAATGATTTATCATTAGAAGATAAAATGGCTACGTTTAAAAGTAAATATTATAAAACAAATCAAAATCAAGCTACATCTGTAATACTAAGAACTGGATTAGATTATGATATAAGTTTAAAAAATATTTTTACCAAATTAAGAGAATTTTTCTTAGAAACTTCTAAAAATGTAGAAGAAAGAAAAAAAGCTTTTGAAGATAAGATAGTAAACTTCTTAAATAAAAATGGAGCAAAGAGAATAAAATCTGTAACGACTAGTTTTGGTTCTTATCATAAAGGAGATAGTGTTTTTAATGCTAGAACTAAAGGTTGGGTATCAGCAGCAGAAACTGCTTTTGAACAGCTTGGTATTCCTAGATTAAGTAATATAGGTAGAAATGTTACTTGGAATGAACGTTGGAAAGATTTTATGTTAAAACGTGTTGGTGTAATGACAGCGGCAGCATTAAGTGTTATGGCTTTAGATTCGTTTACTGATGCATTGATTCCAGACCAAGTTCCAATTATTGGAAATGGTATTTCAGGAGCATTAGCTTGGGGAGCAGCCTCTGTAAGAGTTGGTGCTCAATATGCTATGAACTATACTGGTATTACTAGCATTTTTAGAGGATTAGATAATGCTACAAATGGACTATTATCTGGATTACCTTTTATGGATACAATGGGAATGGATGCTGGAGAACTTTATGATATTCATTTTAAAGGTAAAGCCGTAAGAGTAAATAAAAACAGATTTTGGCATACTTCTGGTAGACAGTCTATACAAGGTGAAGAGTTTGACCAATATAGACCAAGTGCTCTTTATACTATTATGAATAAAACAACTGGAATAAGAAGTATGTCAGATGGATATGCTGGTAAATGGCAAAAATTCTTCAGAAAAGATTTCTTATTTACTAAGTATCCTTGGTATATGATTGACCCTTATAGAGAAGAAAGAATTGCTTATAAAAAATACGGTGCTGTTTATCCAATGACAGAACAATTATTTAAAGACATACCTGTAGTTGGAGACTTTATGTCTGCAACAATAGGACAAATAATTAAACCAACTCAACTTATTGGAAAAGAACAATGGTTAGAAAATGGAAAAATAAAAAATCCAGATTGGAAACCTGGTTCTGATGTTCCTAAATATATTGAATATAAACAACCTGGAATAATAGGAAGTTTATTTAGTGGTTTTGAAGATGTTAAAACATTAGCTGGGTTACAAGGTTATGCTATAACAAAAGGTACTGAATTTTTATTTGGTAAAAGTAACCCTTATGAAAGAGATATAACTCTTGCTAGTTTAACTGATGATATTAGTTATGCTTCTGAATATAATAAATATAATCTTGGAGGTATATTCAACTTAACAGAACCAATACGTAGACTTGTTGATGACCCTAATAGTTTAAACATGACTGCATACAATCCATTAAGACAAAAGTTACCTTATTGGATGCCTGAATATTTCAAGAAAGGTAATAACCCTATAATGAAATATAATATGGGAAGTTATATTGGACCTACTGGCGACTTTAATAAAACAATGAACCATATTGATGGTAATGAAAATCTTAATAGATTTAGAATATTATCTATGATAGCTCCAAAATCTAAAGAATTTGAAGAGATGAGAAATAGAGTGTTAAATAAAATGGATGATTTATCATTTGCAGAAAAAACTCATTATTATGAATCTTTAGGATATGCTGAACAATATGGTAAAAGAGAATATGCAAATACAAATTCTAGAATTAGTGGAGGAGTAAAAGATATTTCTATTACAATAAAAGAAAAACTTACTCCATACGAATTTATAGGAACTGATAATAAACGTTATAAGTTTGATACTGTAACAAAAGATTTTAATGAATTATCTTCTAGATACGGTAGAAGAAAAGCATCTAAAATGTTACAAACATTAGATAATACTTTTCAAGAAGGACAAACTTATAGTTTTAAAATAGCAAATAATGCTACGTTTTCTGCTGGTATAGACGATGAAGGAGACTTCTTAAAAATAGATAGTGATTTGATTTCTAAAAAACTTGATTTAGATAAAAGTTCTTATAGAAAATTTGGTATTAATCCATTGAACTTTATAAACAGAAAAATATTTGACGTTGCTTTGCCTATGAAATATGAAAAGTATATGGGAAAGAAAACAGTATTTGAAGAATGGTCAAGAGAATCAGTTGAATCTAATTACTTTAGAGACTGGGATAGTCCAATAGATTCGTTTATTGCTCCTTATTTTACTTTATCATCAAATAGTTTATTATCGGCTACTGCTTTTGGACGTGACGTAAATGAAGCTTTTGAAGGTGGAAATAATACAACAAACTTTTTAGGAGCTATAGTTAATCTTGGTAAGATTAATTACTTTAAAAACTTAATTACTAGAGGTGTTACTACTTCTGAAGACTATAAAGAAGAAACTAAAGTTCATGATAAAATAGAACAGTATAAATTATTAGCTGGAAAAAGAAACGTTTATCAATTAACTGGTAAAGAATATTTCTCTCAAATAAAAGATATGGTTAATGAACAAGATAGCAAAATGTTAATGGATTTAATTAACGTATCTAATGAAAGTGAAAGAAATAAGATATTAAAATCTGGTAATGATAGAATTAGAAGTATTTTAAAAATGATTTGGAATAGACATCAAAAATTAGTTGATGGAAATATCAAATATACTGATTGGAGAATTGCTCCCCCAAAAGAAATTGCTACTTATGGAATCGAGTATAATTCAAATCAAGAATATATGAAAAATAGAATCAAACAAAACTTAGGTTATAGTTTTAGTAAGTTAGATTCTAAAAGACAAGGTATTTATAATGCTTATGTACAAGATGAAGAATATGATTATATAAAAAGAAAATCAATGGAAGAATTTGGTAGAATGCCTATGGTTGCTAGTACTATATATTCTTCTGGAGAAATGTTTATAAATAATAATTTTTAGTGAGGTGTAAAAGATGGCTTATAATGAAAGTCAATTAAAAAATAAATATACAGGAACCTTGGCTACAACTCCAAGTGGAAATAATTATCTAATCAGTGTTTCCTCAGAAAGTGATGTTATTAATTTTAAACCATCTCCTTTTTTTGATAAAAAATCATTTGAACCTATAACTGGTTTTTTAAATGAATATAAAATAAAACAACAATTAGAATTGCTAAAAGTAAATGAAGCTGGTAATGGTAGTTTGATAAAAGAATTTGAAGATACCTTAGATAAAATACGTACAAGAGGTTTTAACCCAACTAAGGTTGATAGAGCAAGTTCTAGTTATTCTTTATATGCTTTCAGTAATATGATAAACTCTATAAATAATAGTAACTTTGCTACTGTAGAAAAGTTAACTGAAGATGATAAAGGTGTAGTTTCTTTTGCTAAAAAAGGTGGTAAAAAACATCTTAGGGGCTTTAGATATGCTGGAGTAACAAATGAAATGTTTAATTCTCCTACTTTTAGAAACTATGTTGGAGTACAAGGTATAGATAATGTTGACGATTTTAATAAAAACTTTGCATTTGGATTAATAACAAATGAAGGAATTGTTGGCGAAAGACAAAATGTTTTTAATCAAAATATCTATGATGTTTTTAATAACGACCCCGTTTTTGTTCAAAAGAAAAAAGAGTATGTTGAACTATTAAAAAAGAAAAACAGTGTTGGACTTAGAGGTAAAGAATTTTCCGATGAAAGACAACTAATAAAAGATATCGAAAGTAAAATAAAAGACATTCAATTAAACGATAAAGGAATTGCTGTTTTAAGAAGAGAAGATGGTTCTTTTGGATTAAGTGAAGTAAAATTCAAAATAGGTTATGAATACAACGAACAAATAGATGATTTAGTACCAGCTTATAGAATAGATAGTTTCAAAACTATGGATACTGTTTTTAATATGATTAATGAAACTCCTATTATTCCTGGACAAGCTGGAATAGTTGGTAAAACTAGCGGTTTTACTGATACAGTTGGTTCATCTGAAGTATATAATATTTTTAATAATGCGGTAAGAGAATTGTCTTTAAAAGAAAGTTTATATCAAGCTGGAAAAAACGCTCCAGAATCATATGTTAATTTTATTAATACTAAAATAGAACAAGTAAGAGGTTCTAATAGAATATTTGAAGATTCGCATCAGTTTAATCTTGGAGAATCTGCTGATGCTAACTGGTCAAACATCATGCAAGTAAAACTATCTAAATATGATGTTACTCAAACAGGTCCTAAGTATGAAAGTGAACAATATCTATTATCTTCAAGAATGTTTAAAAATTTATTTTTATCAGATGATGAGACTAAATTTAAATTAATGGAACAAGTTAAAATACAAAGTTTATTAGATACTAAAAGCTGGTCTCAAGATAAAATAAATAGAATATTTGATAATAGTGTTTTTTCTGTATCTATAAACAGTGAAGATAAAATAACAGGTTTTACTATGTTGAATAGAGAACTTGGAAAAACAAAAAGCTTAGGAGAAGGTGTTATTAATTTTGCCTTTAAAGATGGAAACTATAAAGAATTTGAAGAAGAATTCAAAGATTTAAACACTAAAGCTCTTACTGTTAAATTAAAATCAAGAGAAGAATTAATTAAGAAATTTGCTTATGCGGAAATAAACGGACGTTATAGTAAAGGAATGTTTACTGAAGCAGAAAGACTTACTGGTTCTAGAATTAGTAATAGTATAGATTATTACAATGCGATGGCTGCTAGTTTAGGATTAATGCAAAGAAAAACAGAATATGAACAACTAAACGCATTAGCTTTATTGTTTAATAGAACAGTAGATTCTATTGTTCCTGGAGCAAGAAATGAAGATTTCTTAACAAAAGTTATGACTGATAACTTTGATAAATTAAAAAACATGGATAGATTAATAAACACTACTGTTAAGGATATTAATTATGGTTTTATAAGAAAAGAAGAGATAGAATTATATAGTGGAGCAAAACTTAATAAAGATGAACATCCTTCTGCGTATTTAGAAAGAATATTAAATGGAAATTATAATTTAGATTCTAGACTTAAGTCAAAGATAGCTTCTCAACTTGAAGTAGTTAATGAAACTTCAATGAGAGCTTTCTATGCTACTGGTGAAAATATTTTATTAGCTGGTAACGTAGGAAAACAAGGTGCGAATGCTGCTGGTAAAGTAAATATGTTGGAAAGTTTTAATCATCCATTAGCTTTTATAGATACAGCTTCTCAAAGAAAACAACAAGGTGTTGATGATTTTGGTGGTTTAAAAATAAATGGAATAAATGTCAATCAAATAGCTGGTAATGCATTCTCTGTAGTTAATGGAATGGAACACCATGATACTTATATAATAAATGATACTAAAATAGGAATAAGAGAAGGACTTGAAAAAATTTATAGAGATAATATTCTAAGTAGAGGTTTAAGTGATGTTGATTATAAAGAACATCTTAAAACTGGTAAAGATTTTGATACATTAGAAAAAGCTCTTATTAAAAAAATGAATGGACTTCACGCTAACGACCAATTTACTTCTCCTGTTAAAGTTCTTCATGCAAATACTTTAGGTTCTTGGCAAGATTCTGATTTTTTAGGTACATTAGCTAAAATGAAAATGATGTTTTCTCCTGACCAAGAAAGAGAAATAAAGATAGACATTAATAACATAAACTATCAAAGAATTAAAAACCTAAATGGAGATTTTTATGAAAATAAAATAGATTTCATAAACGATTGGAATTTAAAAAATAGAGACGTGTTTAATGGAAAAACTGTAGAAGAATTAATGTTTGATGAAACAAGTACTCGTGGTAATATAGTAAAACAAATTTTAGGTGAAGATTATGAAAAAATAAAAATACATAGAACTAATCCTAGTTTTATAACAGATGAATTGCAAAGAGTTTCTGAAGATTTTAAATTAGATGCACAAACTGGAAGTTCTTTAGAAGATACTGCATTAGCTATACGTAAATATAATGATGAATATACTAAAATCTTAAGTGATAATTTAATAAATTTTAAACATGGTAAAGGTAGTATAGGTAATGCAGATATAATAGGAACTATGGGTGCTGTTAATAAAGCAAACATGGGATATGTTAGTGGTATAGAAGCTACTAAAGATAATCTTATGTTACGTGTTGCTAAAGTAGTAACTGGTGGTTCTGGTGGTAAAGCTATGATAGATAGTGTAAAACTAACAGAAAACGGTATGAACAGTGACATGATTTTATATAACTTTAACGGTGAAGATATAATTATAGATGGTATGGTTCATGCAAAAGAAGGTAAATTAAAAAGAGGTTTTAATGGTTTTATTATGAATTCTATCATGAACACAATGGTTACCAATGCTGTTAATACTCCTTTAGTTAATGAAAAAGCTGGAGCTAGTCGTTTTGAAATACAAGCTGAAAGATTAAGAGTTTTACAAAGAGAAATATTTGATGCACATATTAAAATGGCAACATCAGAAAATAGAAAACTTAAAGACATAACTCTTAGTCAATTATTTGGATTAAAATATAATTATAACGAATCTACTGGAAGAATTTCAGTAAGAAGTACTTTCTATGACGAAGCCGCTAAAGAATATAATGAACAATTAAAAAGAGGAGGAAAGTTTTTAAATATAAGTTTAGAAAACTTTGTTTCTCAAAAATTTTATAATCATGCAAAATCTCTTGGATTAGATATGTCGCCTAGACAAATGGAAATATTCTCTCCTTATTTATTAGAAAAAATGTATGACATGCATGAAAATTACATGGATAATTTCTTAGACCCAACTCAAGCAAAAAATGCAAGAATATTTTTAAAAGGTGCTGGAGCTATAAAAACTTCTGTATTGAAAAATGGTAAGATGGAATTCAGAACTTTTGAAAGGACTGGAGATGAACTTAATTTTCTATTATATCATTTCTTAAATGGTATGGATGATAGTATTTCTCAAAAAGAAAGTTCTGCTCTTTTAAGTAGTACTGCTTTTTTAAATATAGCTAGACAACAAGGAATGAATGCTCTTGAAGAAGTATTAATGGAAAAGTCTAGTCTTGGCAGAAGCGTTAATGAATATAAACAAGCAGCTACAAGATTTGGAGCTGAAGGTAGAGGTTTTGGACTTCATAACTTAATTGATTATAGAGGATATACAGTAGATGGTACAGAATTAGAAAAATATAGAACTTATGCTGATGCTAAAATATTAAAAGATGAATTTGTTAGAGGAGAGTTTTTCCTAAGTAACATTCTTGATTTTGATGAAAAAGGAATTAAAAATCCAGTTAAAATATTTGCATCTGATTTAGAATACGATAAGTTTGGTAGAGCCGTTAATCTTGGTTCATCTATTGATGAAAACAATAAAAACTTAAATAGGTTTTTAGCTACAAAACTTAGAGATAAAATGTTAAATCCTAAAACTCATAAATTAGCATATGAAACTGATATAGATTTTTCAGAAGAACAACTTATAAAATTAAATACTCATTTTAAAGAATTCTTACAGACTGGTGACAAAGAAACATTCTTGAAAAATTATTCTAGTGATTTAATAAGATTTCATGGTGATAATGTATTAGAAAAAGTAAGACTTGATACTTCTAAAGAAGGAAGGGAAGCTTATTCTATATATAAATCAGGAAGAAGAAAATCTATAGAAGGTATCGCTCAAGATATAAGAGATAATGGTTTTGATTATATTAATTTCTCTGATAATGAAAGAAAAGAATTTGAAGAAGTACTTGGAGTTAGAGTTAATTTCTTATCAAGATTAGCTGGTTCAGATAATCAATTCGAACTTGGTTTACTTGCAGATAATCAATTAACTAGAAGAATTTATAACAATGAATCTAATTTAATATTTGATGTTTTAGAAAATGGTTTTAAAAAAGAAGATTTAAGAACAAGAGATTCATTCTTTTTTGATTTAAGTAGTTTAAGCGTATCTGATGACGGGCGTTTTGTTTATAACTCTAATTTTGCTGATATTAATAAATATGCAAAAACAAAAAGAGAATATGATGCTCTAAATAGAGCATTAGATATGTTTAAAAGCGAAGAGTTCAAAGAAAGACTTAATGCTAGACCTGGCATATATGATGCTGATTGGTTTCGTTCTTTTGATGGAATCTTTAAGACAGATAAAGAAATTGAAGATGCTACAATTGGTTTCACTGAAGTAATGAGAAGCGGTAAAGTATACGTCCTTGGTGATGTTGATGATAAGTTTAAAGGATTTTTAGCAAAAAAAATGATAAACATGAAAGATGATATAACCACTTTACAAGTTTCAAAATTAAGAGGTGAAGATGGTGAAATATACATCAATCAAAAAGTTGCTAAATATTTAAATTCTTTTAAAACAAAGAAAAAAGATGGAACGTTAGAATTACCAAACGCATTTACGTTTATAAATAGAATAAACAAAGAATTAAAGTTTTTGAAAAATACAAAAAGTTCTAACGTAGAAGATAATGAAATGTTTGAAGCTTTAAGTTCTATAAGAGATATGATACAAACTGATTATATAGACGGCGTATTTAAGAAAAACGTAATTAATGCTATAAGAACTGGAAAATCAGATAGTACTTTTATGAATGCTTTCTTAGGATTTTTCGGAAGTAAATATTTTACTAATCATGAAGATGCTATAATGTCTAGAAAAAATCGTTTAGCTAAAGAATTAGATAAGTTTAAACAAACTGGTAAAAGAAGCATAATAGATTATGTAGCAAGTTTAGAAAAAACAGAAGATACAAAATATATAAACTCATTAAACGTTTCACCTTCAGAAGGTACTGCATTAAATAGAATGTTTACTGCATGGATAGATGACTCAATCAACTATGAAGAAGGTCAAACTAAACGTGTAGGAAGTTTATTTTTTAATGAAGTTGGAGAATTCAGACAAGGCGATGATTTAAATAAAGAATTAAAAAACTTCAGAAGACTAGGAAGAAGAATATACGGCGGATATATAGATTTTAATGAGCTTGATGATAAAATAAATACAGTTCAAAAAATGATTCAAGATGGAGCCTCTAAAGAAGAAGTTAAAGCATTTTTAGGAAAATATACATCTGGTATAACAAAAGATTTAGACAACATTGTTGGTTTAACTTTAATGGATATGAAAAACTTTAATAAGTTAACAGCTAATGCTGCTTATTATGACCATAAATCTGGTTATGTTTATGGACAATTAGTTAGAAACCCTACTATTTATCAAACATCTATACTTCATACTAAGATAGTAGGTATCTCAGAAAAAGATATAGAAGCTGGTTCTTTCCTTTCTGGTATGTTTGGTACTGGAAGTTTTGACGATGTTGATAGAATAACTACTTATAATATAGGTAAGTTAACTCAACTTGTTATGAACGGAGACTATGACGGAGATAAAATTTATGCTGCTTTAGTAGGTATGAAAGATTCTACTAGTGATGAAAAACTTTTAAAAGTATATAAAGAAACAATGATGGATAATGTTATAATGAACGAAATAACTCATAAGAGAAATGTTTTTGATGCATTCAAAGGTTATTCTTATAGAAACAAATTAAATAGAGATGGTTCTCATGTATTTTGGGATGCTTTAGATAGTGTAGTAGGAGATATTGATGAACTTAAAGGTATGTCTCAAAGTCAAATAGAAAATATGCCACAAGAAGAATTAATAAAATTATTACAAAAGAAATTAGCTACAAGAATATTTAACTATGAAAACGGTCTTGAAATGATGATGTTTAAATTACAAGATGAATTAGATGATGCTGATAAAACACTTCATATTCCAAACTTTAAAATTAAAACAAGTTCTGGAGAAACAAAAATAGCTAAAAATAGTTTAATATTTGGTTTATATAATGCAATTCAAAGTAATGAAAAAGGTAATATAACAGAAATAGAAGATGAAGTTCTTGGACAATATTTTAAAGAAGCAAAAAATTATGAAGATTTTTACTCTAATCTAACAAAAGATGATAAAGATATATTAGATGCATTAATAGAAAATCCTAAACAAGCTAAAGATATTTATAAAACAATTTTTGAAGATAAGAATAAAAACAAAACATTAAGATTGTTACTATCTAGTTTTGGAGAATTAACTAACTTTAGAAGTTATGTTGACAATATTAAAACAGGTACTGCCTCTTATGAATTAGCTAACGTTGGAAGACTAGCTAAATTTGTAGTAGGAGATGTTGAATATGAAGATTTTAAAAATGAATTAACTTCTGTTGGTAGCAGTATTTATAATTTTGATGAATTAAGTAAAACTGATTTTCAACTTGCAATTAGAAATTTAACTGGTGCAGATTTATTCGGTATATTACCAGAAAAAGCTATATCTTCTAAACACGATACTGATACTGCTGAAGCATTAATAACAGCACATAAAAATCTTGCTTATGCTTTTGGAGAAATGTTTGATTTAAAAAGAAACACGAAGATATTTAAAGATGCTTCTGATATGTATACAGACTTTAAAGCTGTAACAACAAAAGAAGATTTAATAAAAATAAACTTGTTTGATTATTTGAATAAATTTGGAGATTATACTGATGATGGTGCTAGTACAGCAGATAAAAAGAATGTTTTAAAACAATTAATGATTTTAACTGGTGTTTGGGATGATAGTTCTCAAGCCTCTTTAGATAAACTTACTAGTCATAATCAATTTAACTTATTTAATATATTTGCATTATGGAATGGTGGAACTTCTGAAGGAGTTATAGATGCTAATGGAGTTGTTAATAATAACTTAAAACATACTATTCTAAGAGGGTTTGGACATCTTAACGAAATAATTCTAGATAATTTTACAGGAACTTATAAAGACATATTAATAAAAGCTGGTTCTAAAAAAGATTCTGGTATAAAGATATCAACTGTTAAAGCATTATTTAGAGATATAACAGAAGAAAATATTAATGATAAATATGCTACTGTAATGGGTCTTGATAAAACAAAAGTTCTTTTCCATGGCGTAATAAATGGTTGGAGACATTGGTTTTCTAACATCGCTGAAGAAATGAAAAAAGTTAATGATGCTAAAATACCAGAAGAAAAAGTTGCAGAAAAAGTTGAAGAAGTTGTAAAAGCAAGTACTTCTGAACCAAATGTAAATCTAGATAATGTAGATTTGCAAGATGGTTCTAGTTTTGTTAATAAAGTTGAAAAAGAAACAACTGGCGAAGCAGATATTCAACCAGAAGATGTTAAACCAAAAAATGCGCCGGCGGAGAAAAACTTAACAGAAGACAAAGAAAGCCCTTTAAAAAGCTCTTCAAACGAAAACGATATACAAAGAGCTGGTCAAAAATTAAATGAAAAGGTAAGACAACAACCTTTTGAAGAAAAAGATTATATAATTATAGAAAATTCTTCATTGCAAAAGAAGATTAATTTTAACAGAGATGAAGATTTTAAAACAGAAGTTAAAATAATAAATGATAAATATAAACAATTAAAAGCAATAGAAAAAAAGAAAATTGAAAATAATAAAGAAATGACTAAAGAAGAAAAGAAAGAAGCTATTATAAAAAAGAATGCTGAATTAGATAAAAAAAGAAGTCAAGAAATAGAAGGAATAAGCGATAGACTTACAGATAAATATAAAAAAGAAATAGAAGAAGAAAGATTAGATGCGTTACATAATACTCAAAAAGAAATAGAAGATATTAAAGCTAAAGGATTAAATCCGCAAGAAGTTTTAGCAGAAAAGAAATATGGAGAACAGTTGAAATTATTTGAAGAAAAAACTTATGCTAGAGAGGATTTAAGTAGAACTCAACAAGAATTTCTTATAAATAATAAAAAGAAAAAAATAAAAAAACAAGTAGAAGAAGAAGTAGAAAAAATTATAAGCGATGCTGAAAATAATATAGTTAATAAAACTAAAGAAGATATATATGAAGAAAATATAAATAAAGCAAGAGAAGAAGTTATTCAAGAAATGAATGCTAAAGAAAAAGTAAATAACATAGACGGTCAAGAAAGAACTAAAGAAACTTTTAGTAAACAAGAAAGTGTTAATGATATAAGCAAAACAGAAGAACAAGTTACAAGAAAACAAAAAACGGAAAACTCTGTTTCTATGGATGAGCAAGAAATAAGAAAGAACACTCAACAAGATTTTTATTCACCACAAAAAGAAAAGAATAAAATGAAATCTGATAGAATAATAAAAGAAACAGAAGAACAAACAGAAGAAGTAAAAGCATATGCCGATAATAACGAAGTTTTAAAAAATCAAGAAAAACAAACTGAAAAATATACTAAACCTACTTCTGATATGGATGATATTAATTCTGTTACTGAAGAACAAACAACTAAAACTAGTAAAATAAGTAATCCTATTGATAAAAATCCAGGAGGAGAAATAAGACACGGCTCTCAACAAGATTTTATTTTTGAAGGTAAAAAACAAAGCAAAAAAGTAAAAACAGAAAAAATATTTGAAAACAGTTCTACTGAAGAAGAAATAAATAACACTGCTGAAAACATAGCAGATAATATAGAAGAAAACAAAAAAACATTTGAAAAAGCAAAAGAAGCTGTAGACGAAACTGTAAATACAGCAAGTGAAGCTGGAGTTAATAGCAAAACTGCTGAAAATATTAAAGATGCAGCTGAAGAAACTGTTGAAAAAGGTAAAACTGTAGTAGATGAAACTATGAAGTCTGCTGCTAAAGCTGCAACAGAAGCTGGAGAAACTATTAAAGAAGCCTTTAAAGGTAAAAAAGCAAAAACAGGTTTAGCTGTTGGAATTGGTGCAGCTCTTATCGGAGGATTTGTAAGTTTGTTAAATAGAAATAGAACAGTAGTTCACTTAGAAATGAATGAACAAATGAATCAACAACCACAACAAGGTGGAGGATATGGAACAATAGCTCCTACAGATAATCTTCAAAGAAGAATGGGAAATTATAAAATATATACAAACGTAAGAGATACTTTCTAGAGCGGGTTTAAACACTCGCTCTTTTTTAATAAAATTGTTAAAACAATTATTACAAGTTAAAATAGTTAGATAAAACAATTAATTAAAGGAGATAAAAATGGAAAAGCTAATAAAATTTAATGGAATTCCATTATCACCTAAAACAGGTATAAGAAATATAATTTTTGATACTTCTAGATATTCAGCTGGAATGGAAGCTATTAGAGGTTTTGGTACAGTAATGAGTGAAAGTAACTTAGCTAATATAGAAACAGTTAATTTACATTTTGTACTTAGAACTGAAGAATTAGCTAATCTTGCTTATATATATAGTTTATTTAGAACTTTAGGTGTATTGGTTGTAGAAAATGATTATTTGTTAGATAAACTTGGTTCTAGTTTAGCTAATAGTTTAGCTGAAGATAGAATGGTTCTTCATGATAAAGTAGTAGATAAAATTAATGGAACTAATACTAGTTCTGAAGAACGTTTTAGTAAAATACATAAAAGATTTAAAAGTTTATGTATGGTACTTGATAATCTAAGTATTAAATCTAAAGTTAATACAGCTGATGGTTATGATGTTAATATGAATCTTAGTTTATATAAAAATTCTTTTACCGAAGAAGAACAAAAAAAATATATGAAAGTGTTTGAACTTTGGTTAGAAAAAACAGGATTCGATAAGATAAAAGATGAAATTGCAGAACAAACAAATAAACTTGGTAATACAAGTGTAGGTATAGATTTAAAATATTATAACGTTGAAGCATTAAATGCTATATATAAAAATAATCTTATTATTAGTGAATTTAAAGCTTTTAGATTACAACAAGATGCTGATTTAAAAGAAAAAGTTATAGCCGATGAATCTGCCGATAATATTAAAAAAAGAACTACAGAAAATAAAATTGGATTAGAAGATGAGGATTTTAATAATGAAGATTTTTTATCAAGAAAATTAGAAAGTGTAACTACTACTATTAAAATACCTAATAATTGTGTTATGGAAATAGAATTAATTACTAATAATAATATAGCTAATATTCCAATTAAAGGTAATAGTTTAATGGAAAAAAGCATAATAGGATTAGGTAAAACTAATTTTTCTTGTAAATTATTATTTAAAGAAGAAGAAGAATTAAGTTTAGTTCAACAATTAAAAACTATTAGTGATAAAAATATAATAGGACACAAGCTTCAAATAGAACATCCTTTAATTCAATTATTTGATTTTTATTCTGGAGATATATTAAATATGTCTTTTAATAGCTTAGAAAATCAACACGGTATAGTTGTAACTATGGTATTTAATATTAATGGTTATAGATATGAACGTGAAAGTTTAATTAACAATAGTGATTCTATAGGAGATATGGTTTTTAAAAAGAAATCTAAGAATGATAAGCTATTTGGTTCTTGGTTAGAAATTTTTAATAACTATTTAAATATAACAAAGGAAAATATTCTAAACGCTAAAATAGAAGTTCCTTATGTTTCTAAAATAGGAGATACAACTGATGCTATTAATAAAGCAAAAAACATAGAATCTAAAATTTTTTTAAATAAAAAAATAAGCGATATAACAAATGCTTTTTATAATAGTTATAGTTGGTTTGGTAAGGTTTTCCCAAAAGAAATAGATAATTTAAAAATATCTGATTTTATTAAATCTTATTCTACGCAATTTACAAATGCTTATGGAAATTTATTTTACGCTTTACTTGAATTAAGAACTGTTCCTGATAATTTAAATGTTCAAAGTAAAATAGAAAGTGTAATAAATTATACAATAAATCCACAAGAAGGTTACAGTAATAGAGAAAAAATAACAAGTAATTTAGAAATTTCAACACAAGATATCGTTTATGGGCTGTTAAATGATAAAGCTATTTTTAAACAATTAATTTTAAGTGATATGAACTCTATGTATAATCTAATGAATTTTTTTGATGCTTCTTATTTTGTTTATAAATTTACAAAAAATAAAGATTTGAAAAAACCATATAGAATAAGTAATTCAGACAAAATAAATCTTTCTTATTTAGAAGAAATAGTTAGACCTATAACTACAGAAATGTTCAATGATAAAATTAACGGAGAAACAGGATTAAACAAAATAAAAAGAAAAATTTTTGAAGAGTTTTTTTTAAGAATTGTTGATTTAATTGAGTTCATTGATATGAGTGGCAATATCGAATTAATGTCTCAAAAAGGAACATTTAAATATCATACATGTATGAGTTTCATACAGAAATGCGCTGGCGAAATAATCAACTCTTTTCTTAGCGTTTTAAGCGATGGAAAATTTATAAAAAGATTAACGGAAGAAATTTTTTACGATACATCAGAAATCACGCCTTCTATGAGAGAAGAAATAAGATTAACTATAAAAAAAATAAAAAACGAATATGAAGCTTATTATAAAAATAATAAAAAAAATATAGAATTTGAAATATATAATATATTTTTATTAAGATTAACTTGTTTTAATTTAACTGAAAATAAAAAAGGTTCTTTAGATAAACTAACTAAAAATGAAATGCTTAATGATTTGTTAAAAGGAACAGTTTTGTGTACTCCTATGTTATTAAAATCAGATGATAGAACAGACACTTTTGGACTTTGCGCAGAAACTTGTTTTGGTTTTTTAGGACAAGCTATTTCAAGTTATAACTTTAAACTAGATAGTGAAAAACTATTTTGGCAAAGCGAATTAAAACAACAATACGGAAACAATGTTGACATATACAATACTGATTGTGTTTATATTATGAGAACTAAGTATGAAGATTTAGGTGAACAAAAAGGACAAATAATAGGAGATTTAGCTAAGAAAGATATTGATTATCTGTATGGAGAAAGAATTCCTAGATTGAGTTTATTTAGTTTAACTGGAAGAATTTTTTATGAAACAGAAATATTAGAAGGAAATAACAATATACTATCTCTTGTTGAGCAAGAAAGAGGAAGTTTCTTTAGAGATGAAAAATATAATGATATTAAACTAGACCCTCATAAAGAAGATTCAGTTGAATATTTTATTCCAAAAACTAATATTGGAAATATACATATACCGTCTGATAATAAACAAAAGTTTACTACAGAATTTGATATAGGTGAAACTAAAGAAACAAAAATTAATACTCTTATGAAAGCTAGAATAATAGCTAATAATGACCCATTTAATAGTTTATTATCAATAAACAAAGCTGTTTGTGATAATATAGATACTTTATTTCCTGATTATGTAATAGTGGTTAATGTTAAAGAAGCAGTAGAAGATGAAACTAATGAGTATTATGTTCAATTAAAAAATATAACAAGTGTTTCTATTAGTAAAAATCCTAAGACAAAAATTAAAACTGCTAACTTTACTATAAGTATGTCATCTAAAGGTTTTTATAATTTTAATATGAACGATGGTGCTTTTAGTATTAAATCTATGCAAGATGGAAAAATAAGAGGATTTATTATTAAACCAGGTTGTGAAGTTAGAATAATGTTAGGCTATAACTTTAATAATTCTTATAGTATTTTTAATGGTTTAGTTGTTGGTTCGCAAGAAATAGGAAATAGTTTAATGATTACTTGTGCTGATTTTACTTCTACTCTGTATAACTTTATTCCAGGAGAAGAAGAATTAACTAACGAATCTACTTTGTCTAATATGCTTGTAACTACCGCTCCAAATGAAAATGAAGCGGAACATAATGGTAATGATAATAGACATTCATTCAGTGATAAAAAAGCTACAAATAAAGATGAAAGTTTAACATCTAAAATAAAAAGGTTTTTTAAAAAAGACAATGATGAAACTCCAGAAGAAAATGATTTCTTAGAAGCATTAAGAAATAAAAAAGCTGGTGTTAACAATCCAAACATGCATATGTTCGAAGCATATGGAGAAGAAAGAATTGATACTTTAGCTCAATTAGGAAGTGCATCTTATTCTGCTGCAACTCAAATAATGTTAGTTAAAATGGGATATAAATACAGACCTTATTTTGAAAATGTTTTTAAAGAAGAAAGTTTAAATAGAGATTTAAATTACTTAGCTACGAACTTTCAAAATAAAATAGATTTAACAAAAGCTTTTGGTTCTGGAAAACAAAACTTTGAAGTTGTTGGAAATTCAGTTATTAATATATATGATGTTGATTTAGATTATGAAGCTTATGGGTATGTTAATCTTAATCATTCAAATACTATAAGTCATGAATCAGAAGAAACTGAAGGTCCTAACTATAGAAAATCTTATAAAGTTGTTGCAAACAATTTGAATCCTGGAGAAAAAAGAGAATATATGTTACAACCATGTCAACCATTAGTGCCTAGTGAAGACTATTTCAATAACAACGGAAGTGGAGCTTGGTTTGGTGTTAAAAGAAATCATAAATTAGGTTTTCATGCTGGTGCTGATTATAGTCATGTAAAAGCAGAGCCATCTAAAAACGTTTATTCTGTTGCCGATGGAACTGTAATTTTCGTACATAAATATGGTGACAATTTAGCCGGAAACAGAGTTCGTATAAAACACGATGATGGTATTATTACAACAGCTTATTATCATTTAGATAGTTATAATGTTAAGATAGGAGATAAAGTTAAAAAAGGGCAAGTAATTGGAAAAATAGGTGGAAGCGGTTTAAAGATAGACTCATGGGGCAAACATTTACATTTTGAAGTTCACGTAAAGAAAACTCCAGAAACATTAAAGTTTTTCAAAGAACAATTAAAGTTAAACAAGCCTGGTCATTATATAAGAGTTTTAAATAAAAGTTCTGACGAATTTTATGTAAATCCTGAATTATTTTTAAAAGGCCAATTCGGTATTGTTTCTCAAGATACTGGAGGAACCACTTCAAGTTCTTCTTATAAAGGACAAAAAGGTAAAAACCAATTTACAGTAGATTTTGATGCTGCAAATAAAGACTACATGGAATACACAGTAAATAAGTTAAAAAGCTTAGAAGGTTTTGCAAAAAAATATTATACAGATAAATCTGGTAAAATAGTAGGAGAATCTATAGGACACGGTTTCTTTGATGCTGGAGTAATGTCTATAGAATCAATAGTTCCTAAATGGGAATATTTAGCTTATAAAACTAACGACCCTAATAAAAGATTAGAAATGTCAGAAAGTAGAGCAGATGAAATATTAAGAAAAGGTTTAGAATATTATGAAAACGATATAAGAAGACGTTATAAAGGATATGATAATCTAAAACCAAATGAAAAAGCTGCTTTATTAGATTTAGCTTGGAAATATAGTCCAGGAAATAAAAAATTCAGATACATATATAATTTTGTAGCTCAAGGAAGAATAGAAGATGCTGTTAAGTTCTTATTAGATGAAGAAGATGGTTATTATGTTTATGATGAAAAACATAGAGTAATAGAAGGTCTTGTTAAAAGAAGAGATTATGTAATAGAAACTTTGAGAGGTAGGTGATAAATATGTTGCTAGATGGAAGCGAAGTAAAAACAGGAGATTCTAGTTCTAATGCTAGAATAGAATCTAATTACGATTATGATTTTACTTTACATGGAAGTTTTTTTCCAAATCATAATATAATTTCTTTTGCTAGTCACAATAACATGGATTTAAACGGAGAATCTTTATTACTTGGAGATTTAACGGTAGCATCAGCAAATCAAGTTTTTAGACCAAATTTTAAAAACAACTCTTTTGCTGATGTTATGAATTATTATGAAAATCTAGTTACTTGTTCACAATGGGACGTTAGAGAAAACGGGGACTATGAAACCATAGTCCTTGGACGTTCTAATTATTTTTATAATTGTTTAAAATATAACTGGAAACAAACTGGTAACTTCATAGATGATTTAGACAAAGTTTTAAAAAAAGAAAATGAAAAAATAAATGAAAATAACATGGAAATAGACGAAGAAGGTAACGTAATTGTAAATAAAAACGATGAAGAAAAACTCGAAACAAAAAAACCTATAAAAAGTAAAAAGAATACTCAAACACCTTCTGAATTTATGAATAGTGTAATAGAAGAAGAGATATATAAATCATTATCAAATTCATATGTTGATTTAGAATCAAGATTTGAATCGAAACAAGCTGATATAGTTAAAAACTTTGAAGACAATCTATATAGAAACGGTAGAAGAAAAATAGGAGAAAATATTTTTGCTATAAGTAAAGTAAATTTAATTTCTTATGATATAAAAACAAATGATGTAATCAATACATTAACAATAGAAGATGTTGATAGAGGTTGGTTTCCAGGTAAAACTAAATTAGGTTTAACATTAATAGGAAGTAATAATATAGACTACATAGTAGAAAAACCTATACAGAATATATTATCTAGTTTTGGAGAAGAAATAAATAACAAAAATGTATTAATTCAAGGCGAATACATGGCTACTCAATTAATTAAAGAGCTTGAATTAACTTATCAAGGTTCTATTACTATTTTATTTAATCAAGATGTTGAAATAGGAGATTATGTTCATCTAATAGATGATACGGCTTCTATATATGGAATCTTTAAAGTAATGTCTTTTGAACATGTTTTAGATAAAAGAGGTATGATTACTATTTTAAAAGTATGTGCAGCTTGGGATTTGAGAGACCCTGTATTGGATACTTTTTGTAATAGTATTTCTTATGATTTAATGGATGTTTTTAGAGAACAATCTGCTACTGAAATAGATGGTACTGATAACTATGTTATAAATAAAGTATTTGCATCTTATTTAAAATATACAACTCATGCAGTTAAGTATACTTATTTTAAATGGATTAGTTTTAAAAAAGATAATACAGCTTTAGATTTAGATAATAGTTTAATGTCTCAAATAATGTTTAGTCCTTCTATTATGCCTATTAGATTTATACCTATGTTTAGAAAAGGTATAGCACAAATCCCAGTTAATCTAGAAAGAGCATTTGTTTTCAAAGATTCTATTTATAAAAATTATTTTGCCTCGCTTAAATTCTTTTTTGAATACAAAGTTCCTCAGTTTTTTATTAATATGGGTAGAGGTGTTACTAAAACATTAAATTATTTAGGAGATGTATTATTAGGTACTTTAACTTTTAACTTACATGAATTATTTAAATCTAGTGTTGGAATTACTGAAAAGAAAGCTCAAGCTGCTTTACTAGGTGAAATACATGTTGATTCAACAGAATTTAGAAACACAAATTTTGGAGACTATAATCCTTATAATAAAATAACAAGAAGTAATTTAGGTAGAAATTATGATTTAACTATAGGATTTTTCAACGTACAATTACAAAGTACTATGAACTTAAATAATGGTTCTATTATGAGAAGTACTGGACGTGCTGAAAAAGTAATAGAATTTAAAGAAAATACTGTAAGAGAAAAAGTAGTTGATGTTTTTGATTATACTTTAATGGTAGAAGTATATGATGGTTTTAATAAAGATGGTGTTCTTGGTAAATATAATTATAAAGATTTTATACGTAATATAACTCCTAAATACTATGATGGATATGCTGTAGGAAAACTTTTTGAAAACCATCATGGTGCTGAATTTGGAGCTATGTTTAGAAATAGAAAACTTAATATTACAAACGAAAGTAAAGTAATAAAAAGTGGAGTTATAGAAAAGCTAAAGTATAAAAACAATAATGGTGAAGTTGAAATAAGAGAAGTTGAAAGAAATTTTATTGAAACTACTTTTGATTTAAAAAGTTTAAATATTGGAATTAAAACTTTAAAAATTTATTGGTTCCATAACTTCTATGGTGCTTCAGATACTGAAACCGATGATATAAAAGTAAGAAAAAAATTTGTTAATGCAGTTTTTGCTAAAATGAAACAAAATATGAATAAAACTACTGGATGCGTTCTTATGGGTGACTGTAACTTAGAAATAATAAATTATGATAGTTCAATCATAAAACATACTGGAGATAGCTGGGCTAATAATTATGTTTATGTAATTCCACAACAATATAAAGAATTAAAATCTATGATTAGAAACGCTACTACAGTTGATACAAAAGGTGAAACTAAAAACTTATTTGATAACATAGTAGTTACTCCTAATTTAATAGATGAAACAAATGGAGATTATTTTTATTTCTCTGAATATAATTATCCAGAAGATAATAAAAGAGATGTGTCTGACCACATACCAGTTTATATAGGAATAAAGGTGAATTAATTTATGAAAAAAGGCATTGGAATAATTTTAGAATTAGATAGTAGCAGAATCTTATTTGAAGGTTCTGCATATCTATTAAGTGAGAAACAATTTGTTAATGGTAGTTTTAAAAATATATTTTCTAAAAATAAAACTCAATTAGTTAATAATCATTTAGCTTTTGCTAAAAAACTAGATGAAATAAGAAATAGAATTAATTTAGAAAATACTAGAAAAACCACTCAATATAAAAACTTAGAAATAAAAGAATATTTTAAAGATAAAAAAAATAATATTTTAGATATTGTTATGTTAGTACAAAGTCCTGTTACTTTATCTACAGCAGACATTAGTGCTAATTATAGTATTATGTATTTTGAAGTTAGTGATAATTTAAAACTTGGAATGTTTATTAATAAACAATTAGCATATATATTATTAGGTGATGATAATGAGTAGAATTAAAATAGACCAGATAGAAGTAAAAGAATTAAAAGCTGACGTAACCAATGTTGGAATGGATAGAAAAGAAGAACAACAAGAACAATGGGAGTTCTTTAAAAAGATATCTGGTATAATGACTGACTATTTAAATAAAATGATTAATATTCCATCTACTTTATTTACACCAAATTTTGTTCTTCCAAGTAAAGCTCAATTTGCTGCTATATTAAAAACAATAGGTTTAGTTAAAGGTGTTATTTATAAATTTAAACAAATAGATAATGCACTTCATAGTAGAGACCAACGTAGCACTGAAAGAGAAAGAATAGCTAGATTATCTATTGTTAAAGGATTGGAAAAAAATAGATGGAAAGTAATAAAAGGTGATAAATAATGTTATTTAGTATAAATGAAGATGGTAAGTTAGACTTAGATGAAAAGAAAAATATATTCTCTGATTTTGTTATGGGAAATCAAGCTGAAACAAATTTTAGATTAGCTAGAACTATATTAATTACACATCTTATACATAAGAAGTGGTTGAAAAATAATTTTATTTTATATATGAGAGCAAACTATACAAATGAACAAATTAAAGCTATGATAAAAAATAAAATAAACGATTTGTTCGAAAACTATCCAAATTTAAAAGATACGGTGGAGTTTTCATTCAATTTAAATAACAATATTTTATCTATAGTGTTTTATAAAAAACACGAAGGAAAAGAAAGATTGTTAATTTTAAAAGATATTAATATAGGTTAGGTGATTTATGTACAATTTAAAAGAACAAACATACAATGATTTTCTAAAAAATCTTAGCCAAAAACTTGGTTTTGACGTAGATAGAAATTCATTTGACTATGATATATTAAAAGCATTGTTTGAACAAAACAATGATTATAAAAGAGAAGTTCAAAATATATTGAGTAAAGTAATATTTGAAAATATGAGAGGACAAGACTTAGATAATTTTCTTTCATTCTTTAATATTTACAGAAGACAAGACAATGATGAAAACCTATATACTTTGACTTTATCTTTTAAAAGTAATAACAATAGTTTTAACATTAAAGAAGATTGTTTAATGTTAATTAATAATAATGTTTATAAGAATATAAAAAACGTTTCTGTTAGTAATGAAAGAGAAGAAGTAACAGTACAAAAGATTTATAATCAAGAAATAAAAAATCAAATAAGTGGTAATAATGGATTAATAGTTTTAGATAGTTCATACTGTAGTGTTGAAAATGGTAATCTAAGTGATGAATCTAGTAAACTATTTGTTATAAGTTTAAAACAAAATGTATTTAACAAAGAAAGTGATTTTGAATTTCTTGAAAGAAGTAAAAATATATTACAAGAATTAGGTTATGATAACAAAACTAAAATAAAAGAAGTTTTACTTAGAGATTCTAGAATCAAAAATATAAAAATTAAAGAAGAAGATAATGTTACTAATATTATTATATATCCTTTTAAAATAGATGAAATAGATGAAATAATAAATAGTAATAAACATATAGTTGAATACTATAAAAACTCTATAGTTAATTTAGTTAAACCTAATTTATATGTTTTAAACATAGAATTTTTAAAAGAACAATTAAGTTATTTTCCTGATTTTACTAATTTAATAGTAGATGTTGAAAGTGAAATAAAGAATTTCTTATCTAACTTATATGTTGGAAAAGAAAATAAAATAAGAATTAAAAAACTTAGTTTAATAAATCTAGTAGATAATTTTCTTTCTTCTAGATATGAAAATGTATATTATGATTTAAAACCATTAGAAATAAGTGTTGATTTTTATTTTAGAAATAATTATAAAGACAGTATTTATTCTATAGATGTTGAAGATTATATTGATATTGATGATTATAATATGATAAGTTTTGGTAAGGTGAATTAGATGGCTAATATTATTACTGATATTTATCTTAATGGAATAACAGAAGGATTAGATGAGAAACATAATTTACTTAAAAATATATTCTCTGAATACTATAATCTTGACTGTGAAAATTTAAATAAGCTTCTTCATATAAAAGAAGATATATTATTTAATAATCTATATAATGATATATTAGTAAAAACAAATAATAATAGACAAGTTATTAGATTGTTAAATAAGTACGGATATGAAAAAATAAGTAAGAGTGAGTATCCGTTTTCCGAACACAATTGCGCCGGCGGAGAAAAATTACAAAAACAGATATTTGAAGAAATAAGTTTTGTTGAAACTATAAACATAAAAGATGAAGAGTTTATTTATTTTATTGAACAGAACTATTTAATATTATTCAACGAATCAAACAGTAAAAGATACTTTTTTAATTTAGAAAATATAAATATAAAAGACTTAAAAATAGATAAATATAATTTCGTTTATATTTTATATAACTATAGAGGAAAACAATACTTAACAAAAACTCATTTAGCTAAGGTATTTGCTAAATATAATGAAGATAAAAGTGGTTTTAATATAAAAGAAACTTTCTTTACTATTTTATTAGAAGATGATAAAGATAAGTTTTATAACGAAATAATTAATATAGAAGGAAACAAAGTTTATTTATTAAGAGATAAGATTTATTATAGAGAATTGTATAATAAATATTTTTTTACAGATAATGATGTTCTTTATTTTAATCATCATGGTGAAATGGATAATTATAAAAAATATTTTCTGGAAGAAATACAAGTAGAGTTTAATAATATTTATAATTATTTAAATTTCTTAGGATTAAACGATTTTAAAATAAAAGATAGAAAATTATCCAGCTATGAAATAGAATGTTTTAGAGATTTATTTGCTAATAAATTTGATAACACTTTCAATGGTTCTACTAATTATTTTATAATTAAAAATCATTATGAACATCCTAATGTTTTTAAACTTAAACCTAGTTATCATATAAATTACAAAGACAATGTTTTTGCTATTAATGGTAACTTTAATTATAAGATGCAAAAAGGTAAGTTCAAAATAATTATAAAGAATAATAGCGTTTCTCTATATAGAACAAAACATAATAAACTTGAACATTTAGATAATATAATAATAAGTAAAGATTCAAAAGAAATATATTTCTATCAATTAAGATTTCAATTATTAGATTATAGTCTTCCAGAATATTATGAATTTAACATAAATGTAGAAGATAGTTATGTTTTTAAATTTCAAACAATAAATAAAAACTTTGATAAGTTACATTGTGATAAAGATAATATTAATTATTTTTTAAGTAAAGAAAACAATGTTAATTTATTTAGTAGAGGTTTTAAAGATAATTCTATTAAATTCTGGAACTTATTTGATTTTAATAAAAAAAGATTTATTTATAATAGTATAATGAAAGAATTAAAAGCTAATGAATATTTTGATTTAACTAATGTTAAAGATTTTAAAGTAGTTGGAATATATGATATTAAAAATAATAGAATATACGCAAGAGATAATTGCCAAATATTTTATACTATAATATCAGATTATAGTTTTGAATTAATAAATTCAAATGGATATATAAGCGATTTCTGGATAAACAATCAAGGTAAAGAATTGTTTTTTAAAAAAGAAAATAATCAACTTTCTATAACTGATTTTAAAACATTAGCTGATTTTAAAGTACGTATACCAAAAATAAAAGATTATATAAACATAAATAAGTCTATTAATAATATAGATATACTTATGAATGATGATTTAGAGTATGAATTAGATTATACTCCAGAATTATTAGCTACAACAAAGTTTTTAGAAAAACCTTTGTTTTGGAAAATATATATAGATAGTGAAGATTTTAGTATTTTTGATGAAGATGGAATATTTGTTAGTGATACTTTTTCTGAACCTTATAATTCTGGAAAAATAGTTTACTTTAATAAAAAACAAAATAAAAAATACTATTATACTGTAGATGGTAAAGATGAAAAGAATTATTTTGAACCATTAAAAGCTTTTGAAAATATAAAAATATATTATCATATAGATAAATTAGGAATATGTGAATTTAAAAAAGAAATAAAACTTCTAAGTTTAAATACTAATAAAAAAATAAGTGATGTTAATTTTACTTGTAAACTTTATATATATGATAAAAACAATAATGTTAAAACAATAACTTTAAATAAAAATAGTTTAAATAAAGCATTTGAGTTTAATGATTATATAGATAAAGCAAAACTTGAAGTTGAAAATCCAGAAGATTTCTATTTAACAGAAGAATCTAATACTAATATATCTTATAATGATAAAATAATTTATTTCAAAGATGATTATGATGAAATATGTTATATTAGTAAAGAAACACCTAATATAAATATAAATGATTTTTTAAAACAAATTTGTTTAAATAAAAGATATTCTTTTGTTAATAATCAACTTATAGAAGATATTAATGGTAATATTTTTTTAGAAGAATTAAAAGGTAATTGTTTATTTATAGAAGAGCTAAACAAAGAAATTAATTTTTCTAAGAAAATAATTAAGTCTTATAGTGCTTCTGGTTATGATGAATTTTATATTAATAACTTTAAATCTCTTGGAATAGAACATGAGTTTTTAGATATTAATGATTCTCAAAAAATAGAAACATATATTGAAGAGATAGATTTTTAGGAGGAATTAATTTTGAATGATTTAAAAAAATTAAAAGCAATAGTAGATAATCCTTATTTTGGTGCTTTCAAATGGAATAGTTCTATTGAACAATTAGAAGCTATAACTAATATATTCGCTAAAATAAATAAAAGATTTGCTGGTATATATGATTACAATAAAACATATCAATTAGGTGATTATGTTTTTATAAACGATAATCTATATGAACTATCAAAAGATTCAACTACACATTTTAAACAACTAACTTCTGCTGAAGAAAAAAAGAAAGATATTAAAACTCTAAGAATTGTTAATAATAAATTAACTACTTTAGATGGAACTAAATTAAAACAAACTTATGATTTTGATTTCTGTAAAACTAATTACTTTATAAATGAAACTGTATGTATTAAAGGTACTACAGCTTATGTTTATAACTCTTATAAAGATATACTAATTCCTCTTAATGTTTCTGTTTCTTCTAATATAAAAGGTACTTGTTTAGATGAAGTTTCTATTTATTTATCTCTAGAAAGAAGCATAATAGAAAAATCTAAAACTCTTGATAATATAACTCATGAAGAAATATTTAATACAACTCTTTTAATAAAAGATATTTGTTGTAATGATGATTATGTATTTGGATTATTATCTGATGGTAGAATAGCTAAAATAAACAGAAAAGATAAAACTGTTGATTATTTAGAAACTAATAAGTTTTTCTCAGAAAAAGCTAAAATATCAATTGTTGGTAAAAATAATTTATTTGTTATAGATAATAGTTTATTATATTGTTTTCAAATAGATTCAACTTTAACTTTAAAAAGTGAAATAGAACATGGAATAACAGATAGAATAACTCAAATAGAAAAGTTTAATTATGAACTTTTTATAACAGATGAAAATGGAAAAACTTATATATGCAAGAATACTCTGTATCCAGTAGTTAAATGTGATTTAAGAAACATATTAGATAATAATAAATTAATAGTAGAAGATATAAATTCTTATATTAATCCACAAGATGGAGTGTTAGATACAGAATTATTTACTTTAGTTAATAAAGAAATATTAACTGTTCAAAAAAATAAAGGTATAGAAGTAAATAGAAATAAATTAATTTACAAAATTAAAAATGATTTTATTAATAAGACTATATATATAAAATCAGAAGGTGTTAACGAAACATATACTTTTACTACAAATAGAAAAACATTTAATTTTGAAATAACAGAG